ATTTAAAATCTATAACCTCTACCATGTCAAAAGAATCAATAGGGTTAGTAATTTTTAGTTTCATAGCTATTTTTAAATGTTAGATTTAATCTCCTTTTTCTACTATTTTATTTGTAACGTTAGCGCCGTCAAAAGAACTGTAAAACGCATCTGTAGTAGGATATAAACCAACAAAACTATCTGTCGTATATCTGTAAACTATATCGTTTCTAAAATTAGCCTCTCTAACTGTTCCACCTGTTACGCTTGTATTGTTGTTCGTGTATTTTACTCCTGTAAGATAGTCAAACCATCCGTATTTAAAAGATGTATCAAAGTCCGTACTGCTATTCTTAAAAAGTATTTGATTCTTTTCCCCTCCAGACGGTACACCCTCTCCATCATCTCCTTTTACTCCTTGTATTCCTTGCTCCCCTTGTACTCCCTGTATACCTTGATCACCTTGATCACCTTGATCACCCTTATCACCTTTGTCTCCTTTATTGGCTGCGATCTCTGGGTTTACAACGACATCTATATCTGTAGATTCTATATTTATAGTAAAATCTACATTAGTCTCGTCAGTAGTTACATTAACATCAACCTCGTTAATTATATTATTTACAGTTACATCTATCATTTGATACCCAAACTAAAAGTTATCTCTAAATCTCCCTCTACAAAGAAGCTACAAACTGCCTCTAAGGTAACACCTTTATAATTAGCAAAATCAGCACCATTTAACACTACTGAGAGCGTTTTCTCTTGCCCAAGTACATTACTGCCCGTTATAGTTAGACCATCGCTTAAATTATACTCTTTTACTACTATATTCTTTTTGTAAACTTTTATAAACGATGCATTTGTAAATACTCCATTTGTAGTTTTAAAAGGTAGTGTTTTATTTATCTGAGAAACACCTAAATCAAAATATCCTATGTCTTTAGGGTTGTAAAAACTTATATTATCAATCATCTTACAATCTTGTGTTTAGTTCGTTATCTAATGCACCATCTATATTAATTGCTGCGTATTTTTTTATACTATCGCTTTTGCTTCTGCTTGCGATTAAAGTCACAAAAGTTCTATTCAAAAACGCTTCGTTTGGAGACATTACAAAATAGTATGCAGTACCTTGACATATTATAAATTGATTCTCTCCAGAATACTGTATATCATTCCTGTATCTAACTGTGATTTTTAAGTTTAAACTCATATCATTTAAACCCACCTCGTTTAGCTTACTCGCAGTCGCTTTAATAGTCTCTATCTTAGCCCAAGAACTGCCGATTTTTTGGTTTAATACTTGACTACCTCCAAACTCGTTTTGAACGCTTACAGTCTGCCATAGTTCTATTTTTTTATTAAAGCCTCTTGCTCTCATAACCAAAATCTTTTATGTATGTTTAAAGTATCCATACTCAAAGAACTTAATTTTTTTTGTATAGGCTTACCATCTTTTTCTCCGTAGTAATACAAATCTATCATTTCAAAAGCTACCTCTAATAAATCTTGTGGTATTTCTGATTCATCCGTAAATCCAACGTTTAAAACTAAATCAACTGTATCATAAGAATCACTACAAAAGTCAGTGTATAAACCTTTTCTCTCTGTTGTGTATTCTGTTAGAGTAGATAAATCTGTGTTTATGGGATGCTTGTAAACTCTTAACTCTCCTTTTTGTACTAAAAAATCAATATCACGATCATAAAATATAACATCTGTATATTTTTCAATGTAACGTAATGAAGCCTCAATCATTCTAACTATAGAATTATCGTCCTCAGTTAAATCGTCATCTATTCTCAAATAGTTTTTAGCCTCTTCTAAAGAAATTATATCTGTGTACACCATCTATTTGCGTTTTTTAATCTCTATTGCACCTTTTTTAGTTTCCTTTGCTTTTTTATTCGTTTTAACGGCTTGAATAAATCCGTGTTTTATTAAGTCAGCACTATCCTCATTAGACAACTCTATTTCGTCACCTACATTATAGACTTTTAAGTTTTCTGACCTCTTACTAAATAATCTTATTACTTTGAATTTCATAATCTAAAAGTATTAAAAAAGCCTACCTAAATACATAGATAGGCTTTCAATTAAAAATATAAAACAGTATTATACTGCTGTAAAGTCTCCAAAGATTAAAGCCTCTGGTCTTTCAACTGCTAAAGCAGTTTGAGATTCGATACGTGCAGTAATGTTGTTCTTTACAAAGTTACTACCCTCAACATCTGAAAACTCTAAAGATAGACCCTCAGTATTGATTTTATTAACTCTTGACCAATCACCTACAAAATACTTATTAGCACTTAACCAAGTAGCTTTCATTACTTGCAAACCTGCAACTCTTAAAACACCACCCTCATAAGTAACTGCAGACTCTAAATCATCTTTTGCTGCTTTCAGCATATCCATATAGTCTAAAGGTCGTACAACGATTCCGTTAGCTTCATAGTCAGCATCTTCTAACTTAGCGATTTCATTCATTAGCATCTGTGGCTTGTTTTGACCCGTGATAACCTCAGTTGAAGCAGTAGCATCAGCTTCCAAAATAGCGTTAAAGATAGAGTTCTCAGATTTAAAGTAGTCTCTACGTAACAAAGCAGGAACTGCAGAAGCGATATAAGAAAGGTTGTTTCTCATTTTCTTAGAATATCTTGCAAATCCAGCAATAAAGTCAGTAGGTACATCTACAGTTTGAAAGTCGTAATCGATTTGAGACTTGTCAGAACCCTCAACTTGCGCAGCAATTCCTCCCTCTTGTCCTACTTCTCTTGTGTAAGTATAAGTACCTCCACCGATGTTTACAGAACCAACCAAATCAGATACATTAACCTTTTGAGATGGAAAAGCAACTATATCATAATTGTAATCTCTTGGTTCGTCTCCAGAAAGATTTGATGTGTTCATGTTAGCAACTGCTTTGATCTCAACATCTACAGATGTTCCTGTTCTTGCTTTTGTCAACTTCTCACCACTTCCAATAATTGCATTTTTGATAAAGTCACCAGACTCAACCTTTTTAACTTCTTTCTCTTGAAGTTTAGCATCAATTGCATCTGCTTGATCTTGAATCTTTTTCAATTCGTCTTTCATTTCAGTAGCAATACCACCTACTAATTCCTTAACCTCACCCTCAAAAGTTTCGATTGCAGATTTTACTTCTTCTTTAGACTTTCCCTCTAATTTTGCAGAAAGTGCTTCTAATTGTTCTTTTAATTCCATTTTTAAATGTTTTTAATAAATTCGTTAATTGTTTTTATATTATTCTCGTTCGGCTCAACAATTAGTTTAGGAGTATCTAAAGCAGATGGCTCTTTATTGTCAAGTGATTTTTTACCTAACTCATAGGCTTGTTTTTGTAGTTGTTTAAGTGCCACCTCTAAAAGTAGAAAAGTCTCATCTGTGAACGTTCCTGTAGTGATTGCCTTAATTAATTTCTTTTGTTCTGCTTCCAATTCTTTAACAGTAACCAAACTCTTAAAACCCGTGAATGGTGTGCTTGGATTCATGCCTCTTGTAGTGTTAGAACCCTCGTATAATTTAACCTCTTTTAAATATCGAATGTTATCTTTTTTGTCATAGTCAGACTTTACAGTTTGATACCCGTAAGAATGTTCATTCATTATCCCAGCATCGTACAATTTAAGTGTATCATCTGAATAAGTAGTACTAATTAAAGGCTCAGATTCAAAATATAAACCTTTGCTATCTTCTTCAAGCACTGCAAATTTTCCGTGTGGTTGATCCCATCGGTGCTGATTTAAAAAATATATTTCGTTCTTGCGTTCTGCTAACGACTTCTTAAACATTCCCTTTAGACCTACATCGCCCCCGTGGTCTACATTGTCGAAAGAAGTTAAATAGCCCGTTACAACTCTTGATTTAAAATCAAAGTCTTTTACACCACCCCCGAAAGATTTATAATTTATCATGCCTATACGATTATTTTTGTAAATATACAAATTTTTTTATTGTTTTGTTTTATCGCACTAATCACTATCAAAATCTTCTAATTCCTCAGCTGTTAAAGGTTTAAGTGGTTTGTAAAAACTTTCGCTATCTAATTTTTTTATTATTTTAATCATTTGATTTATTGTATTTAAAATGTTTTCCGTACTTGCTTTTAGATACTCTAAGCCAAACCTCATCCCAATACATATCATTATATTGATTTAAATCTATCTCTCTTTTTATGTATTTATCAGAAAGTTCTTTTTTTACTGTTTTTTGAGTTCTTTTTACGTAATTATTAAAAAGAGTTTGTTCTTTTCCGTCAACAAAAGGTTTATCTATGTTAGCTATAAAAGTCCTTTTAGGAGTGACTGCTCTTATTTGCTTCAATCCTACAGAAAGGGCAAAATCTATGTCGTCTGGACTAAAACTAAGATCTTTCGGGTGGTTGTGGGTTACATAAGTGTCTTTCATTAATTTAATTTCTTTATTGGTAAAGTCTACAGATGTAGATTCTCCTCTTTTCTTGAAAATTAAATTACCGTTTCTATTGTAAACACCTGCGCTTTCGTAGTTGTTTTTTCTTATTGTACTCTCATATTTAGATATTGTCTCTTCTCTTGTGTTTTCGTTTACTGTGTCAATTCCACTATTATTTACACTCCCTTTTCTTATCGGCTCACCATTTGCATCTCTTCGAGGTCTATAAGCGACTGAACAACGACAATTAACTACATTGCCTGCACTACCTTTTTTATCTCCTGGAAACATTAGTTTTTCACCTCTTGAAGTGATAAAAGGTTTATCGGGATCAACTCTCTTGCCGTTTAAGTCTTGATGATCATATTTGTCTGGTGGTGTTCGTCTAACTCTTGAATCTCTTGCACTTATCCAAACCTTATCCATCTCGAAGCCGTTAGACTCATAGGCTTGTGTCGCTGAGAAGTTGGCAGCCGTATTGCTTTCCGTTCTTGCTATTCTTAACGCTTGCCATTTGTAAAAATTAGGCTTTTTGACAATGTTTTGTATTCGTTTAGTTATTGCTCTAATATCGCCACCCTCTCGAATAGCATCGACAAACAGTTTTTTTATAGCCGTCTTGTAAGTTCCCTCGATACTTATTATAGAATCAGCAGCAAACTCTTCTAAATACTTTTTTAAGTTTACTAAAAATATATTTTCAAAGTTGGCAAACTCAAAATATTTTAATTCTTTATTGATTTGTGCACCCGACCTTTTGCCATGAACTAAACCAATGTCTGTGTATATTTTCTCAAAAGTTCTGTACATTGGATCATCGTTTATTACTGCATCCAACATAACCTCGTAGTTATCTTCTGACATCATAGAGAAAGGTATAACTTCGCTCCATCTTTTAAATGTCTTTCTTAGTTCTTTATAGGACTGCTTTTCATATTGCAACAACCAACGCTTGTATGTGCTTCTGTATGTCTCTATATTAGGCATCTTGCATATTGAAAGGGTTTTCTAAAGAATCTTTTAAAGATGTTACAGGATTCTGTACAGTATGCTCGTTCATTTCGCTATCTGTGTTTTCCATGTAGTTTATTGCTTTTCTATATTCGTTACGGGTAATAACACCCCTATCTAAAGCATCATTAAGCCATTTAACCATTTCCGCAATATCTTCTTGCATTTCTGGTAAATCAGAAGCATCAAAGCAAAGTTCTGCACCTTTATAACCTTTAAACAAAGGCAAGAATTTAGATGTAACTGCCTCTGCTAATAGGTCTAAATCAGGCATAATATCGTCAGTTATTGCTTTCTTTCTTATTACCTCCATGTAAGCCCCAAAATTAGAACCCTCGTCATTATTTAGCATCTTATCAGACCATCCTAATATATTACAAATCTGTTTTTCGTCAAACCTAAAGTAATCGAACGGCATAAGTTCAGCACTTGATAATGACAACCTCGTGAAACCTATTTCAGCACTTGAACCTGCAATTTTCCCCATATCGGATGGGTCGTTATTCATCTCTACTAATCTACTTTTTAAACTTTGTGCCTGTTCGCTTGTTAGTACGTTGCCTTTTCCGTGAATGAATCCAAATGCACCCCCAGACTTTAAAGTTTTGATATTTAAGTCTAAACCTACGTTTGTACTTTGTATGTTTTTTAATGCAACTCGTAAAGGGCTAAAACCGTACAACTGCTGACCGTCTTGACCATAATTCGGATTGGCATACTTTACGTGTATAACCTCATCAACTCCAAACTCCACATAGGTATCGCCCTGTATCATCATGTAATGATCAATAGGGTTTTCAGCACCTAAAAAGTTAGTGTTTTGCTTTAATACTATTTGAGTAAATTGACTTGGCAACACAAAAACTTGCATAGGTTCGCCCGTAGACCTCTTGAACATGTATAAAAAGAAGTTGCCACTTGTTTTCATCATTGTCTTGTACAATGCAATTATTTCGTGCCATTCTTGGTTTTCGTTTGGCTTCTCCATAGGAAAAGGTAAATCACCTTTCTCGTATGCTTTAGAGTGTAGTAAAGCCTCTTTTATTTTTTGTTGAGATGTTGCTGAGTAATTGGTTACTGACTTGAATTGCTTTAGTTTTCTTGCAGATTGGCTATCTTTTACTTTTTTAATATAGAAAGGAACGGCTGCAGACTTTTTGGCTTGTTGGTTTATTACTGCGTAAACTGTAGGATTTATATTATACCCTTTATTTATGTAAGTTAGCCCGTTAGAGTCGTACTTAGTATAGTCTGTGCCGATGTGTCTTAAAAAGGCTTGATTAAATTTATTTATAGGTTGCTCCTCGGTATTTCGTCCAAACACCCTGCCGAATAATTTAATTTGCATAATATAATGATTTATTTGTAAAAATACAATTTTTATTTTTAGTTAAAATGTAAAGAATTTAGGTTGTCCTAAGAGTCTATTTATAGATTGTACTAATGCATCTTGTAAATCGTCATTCGCCCCGTTAGGAAAGTTTAATATACCTTGTTTATCGTCATTGTATAATTTGTCTATAACAGATTTAGCGCAGTATATTAAACCACTCTCAGCGTAAGGTGTTGCCATTGTAGCACGTGCCACTTTATCACCTCCATCGACTTGAACCTCTATCGCTGGGATGCCTTGATTTGTTAATGTTTGTTTTGCAGACTTTCCCGATGCCTTTCCCTCTATGTAGTGAGGTGCTTTCTTGTCTTTCATGTAGTTCATTAATGTAGGGAACTCCAACCACTTAAAACCTAAATCTGTAATATACATATTATTATCGTTAAGCCCTGCAGTAAGATAAGCACTCGCTGAGTTTGTTTCTTTTGCAGTATAGGCTAAATCCCAATCTGAACCATGAGAACTTAATACAGGAATATCTTCGTCTGCTATTACTTTTATCCACTTTTTCCAAATACCACCATCTTCTGGAGCAGGTATTTGTTGAATTTGACCAGCATATCCATAACTACCTAAATCTATTTTTAAGCCATTTAAATCTTCTCTCGTTAGTCTTTTTGTGTCTAATAAGCCATCAATGTATTTTTCTCTCAACTCGTAAGGCTTCACATCTTTAGACAACTCTCCAGGCAAACAAATATGTTTATTCTTTTTATCTTTTTTAGATAACCAACTACCCGTGCAGTCCAACTCGTGTAATCTCTGCATTACTAATATAGTGGGTGTTACCGACTTTGAAACCTTACGAGTCGACAAGGTGGTGTCCATGAAGTTATTTGCAGTATTTCTATCTGCTTCGCTACTTGCTCCCTTTGGGTTTAAAGGATCGTCTATTATTATTAAATGAGCATGAAAACCCGTTACTGTACCCGTGACACTTGTAGCGTATCTTTCGCCTCCTGCAGTATTTTTATAATGTGTCTTGTTATCTTGATCGGTCTTTATTTGTATATTAGGAAAGTATTTTTTATACTTATCTGACTTTATAATATCTCTCGATTTTAAAGCGTGATCTGTGGATAGTGATGCAGAATATGACCCTGTTAAGTTTCTTATGCTTGGGTCTATAGTCCAAATCCATGCAGGAAGCATTACAGTACAAATAGTACTTTTAGAAGTTCCGGGAGGTATATTTATAGTTAAATCGTATTCTTTAGCCTCTCTATTTACAACCCTCAAAGCAATCTCCTGCAACTCATCGCATAAATACTTTATGTGCCAATTATAAACGGGTTCGTCCGGTATTATAACACTCCAAAACTCTTGCATGAAGTAGTAAAAACTACGCTTACAAAGTTCAGCCTTTACACTATCAATATTTATATTAGGGTTTGTCACTCGTTGCGTTTACAATATCATTTAATACATCTGTAGATAGTTTGGTGTAATCTATTGTATTTATAGGTTTATCTTCATCACCACCCTCTAATTGCATTTTAGACGTCTCAATTAAACTATGATAGGACTTCAATATAAAGATGCCTAAAGCCACATTTATGTCACCTTCTGCCGTTTTTCTAACCACAATAGACTCGCATTTATTGGTAAGTCTTTTTATTGTGTTAAATACGATATGGTTGTTCTTG